TGGGCTATTTTCTACGGAGTTTCTACTTGGCAGATCAGTTGCAATTCTTGATGCGGACGCTAATTGACCACCAAATGATGGCGTTGAAAACGTCCCTGTCGAGGCTGTTGCCATTGTCAGAACTGGACGTAACACATTTTGTGTCATGTCTTTAGCGGCCTGAATAGACATATCGGCATATTTACTTATGCCCTTAGCAAACCCTTCATTGACAGATTTACCAGTCTCAACCAAAACCCTTGATGGTGAGTTAATATCAAGCTCAACATTAACCGCTTTACTTGCAGATTTAGCCATCGCTCTTGCGGCATCTGCTGCGGCACTTGTTTTAGATTTGATACCCTCAATAAAGCCATCAACGAGATTCATCCCTGATAGTACAAATAGATATTTTGACTCGGCAATTGCGTTTGCTGCCGACGTGCATATACTTCTAACCGTAATATTGATCGTTGATTTTTGGTTAGCTATTGCGGTATTGATAGCAGATATAAGTAGTTTGACAGCGTTCAGTATTGTATTACCGACAGTTTTAACCTGTGACGGAACCGTCTTTAATTGCGTCATGAACTCCATAATACTGGTTGTAATCGAATTGATACCATTACCAGTACGTGTTGCTCCGTCACCAAACACTACTAATCCCGCACCTCCAGCCAATAAACCAGGGGCAGCTAATAGAAGTTTTGCGCTAGCCCACGCTAGATCGGTGGTCACTTTAGAAAGATTATCCATGTTACTAAGATCTACACCGGAAAGCATCCGCAATCCTACGGCTAAGGCCATTATACCAACGCCAGCTAATAATGCACCAGCTCCAGCTAATAATGCGCCTGCACCAAATAGTAGTAATCCAGCCCCGGCTGCGAGCAGCTCAATGGCAAATTGAGACATCATAACGGCCATCATAACCAATGATTGGAGGGTAGCAACTCCTCCAGGACCTAAAGCTACGAGTAATAATAGCCCGGAACCAAGCATCGTCAACCCTAATCCAAGGGCAACAACGCCTACCGCTAATGCTAGTAATGCTACTCCGACTACAACTAAGCCAGGGGATAGAAGTATTAATGGGGTCATGGCTCCGGCAAGGGCTAAGAGTACAACTACTCCAGGCATGCCAATACCAAGCAGACCTAGGCCCATGCCCATAACAATGGAGGCTGCGCCTACAGCAGCTAACCCTATGCCAATTAAGATTAAAGCCGCACCTAAACCAAGCATTGCCGGAATAAGAGGTGCAAGTAATAACGCAGCAACACCAAGAATTGTTAATGTGGCTGCAATAGCAAGTAATGCCACGCCTATAGCTGCCAATGGCATTGCGCCAAGCATCATAAGGACAAAGGTAAGACCTAATAATGCTGCGGTTATGATAACAAGCGCCGCGGCACCAGCTAGTGACGCACTCATGGCGTTCATAGCAACTACTAATATAGTTAAGGATACTGCTAAAGCTAGCAGACCCTTACCGAGTTGTTCCCAAGTCATATTGCCAAGCATGCCAATAGCGGTAGCTAGGAGAATCATTGCTCCAGATAGAGCAAGCATACTCAAACCAATTGCGGGCATATTTGGTGGCATCATACTAAGCGCCAGTGTAACTATAGATAAAGCGCCAGCAAAGCCTATAAGCCCCATGGCAAGTTCTTTTGGGTCCATCATACCAAACATTTTAACGGCAAGTGCAAACCCCATCATAGCCATACTTATAAGTATAAGTCCAGCCCCAGCAGAAACAAGTTGTTTACCATTAGCTACAAGTTGTGTGAAGGTTGTTATGCCCAAGATAATAGCGCCAAGTGCCCCCAAACCAAGAAGTAATTGTGCCGGATCTAAACTACCAAGAACCGATACTGCACTAACAAGAATGCGTATTGACATGGCGATTAACATAAGACCCAAACCCATTTTTGCACTGGCTGATTGTAAGCTTTTATCTTTCAATAAGAGAACAAGCCCTCCAAGAATCGCGGTGAGCGCCAAGAGGCCTTTTGTAAGATCTTCTGGTGACATTGCAGCAAGAGCTGTGACCGACGTAACAAGTATTCTTATAGCCGTTGCAAATAGCATCAAGCCAAAACTAACGCCTATAATATCTTTGATAGGCATAAGTTTGACAGCCCCAAGCATAGCACCGATTATAACGCCAACGCCAACAAGACCTTTAGCCAATCCGTTCCAATCTAAAGTGCCCAATACAACCGCAGCATTAGCTAACATAAGCACCGCTACAGATAGCAGTATTAAAGCTGCAGATACCTTGAACATTGACTTAAACCCTGCACTACCAGAAATCTTTTCGAAGACTGCCATAGTCGCAAGTAATTCTGTGAATAATACTGTAATAGCAGTAATAGCCCCAGACATTTTAGCTGGGTCAATAAATGATAGCACCAATAGGGATCCAGCAAGGATTGCTATAGCGCTAGCAATTTTAAGTAGCGTCCCTGCCTGTAGATCCGTCTGATATGCTTTAAGACAGCCTCTGACGCCATCTAGAATTCCCTTAAGGCCCTTTAAGAACCCGCCAGCTGAATCGGTGATGGTGGTAAATGATTTAATTAGTTTTGTCAAGCCCATAACAATTGTGCCAATAACCCCAGCATTGAATAGTGCTGCGACTGCAGAAAAGTCAAGCTTACCAAAGGTATTAACTAGAAAGGCCTTAACCTTATCAAATATTGGTCCGACTTTGGCTACAACTTTCCCTATCATGTCTATTGATGCTTTCATAATGTCAGAAATTACTTCAAAAGGTTTAAATTTTGAACGCACATCAGAGACAAAAGTATCAACTCCACTTAAATCAATATTCCCAAAAATGCCAAAGACGCCTTTAATCTTATCAAAAGCTTTTCTAATACCCTCAGCTACCGTAGATAAAACGTTGCGCATCTCTTTGAACTTAGTATTGAAGTAGTCTGTCTTATCGGCAGCTTTATTTAAGCCAACCAACCAATCACCAACATCTCCAGCAAAAGAAAGTAAGTCTTTACCCCCTGGAATTAGTGATTTAGCAAAGAGCAGCAGGTTTTTAGCCAAAGCAACAACTGCATCTCGACCCATATCAATAACTGCAAATACTCCACGGAAAACTCGCTTAAGATCATGAGCTGAATCTGCTCCCATTTTGAGCTTTGCTGTAATTTCTTTTAGACCCTTTGTAAAACCTATCAATTGTTTTGCTGTCGTTGGTGGAAAGAACTCTCGAAGAGCTTCTGTGATTGGAGTTATTACCGATTGAAGCCCCGCAAAGGCGTTCTTAAACGCTTCAATCAGATCGTCACGACCACCGGCGTCTTTCCATAACTTGAGTATCTCATTTCTAGCGGCAGCCGAATCACCAATGAACTTACCAATTGTATTGTTGAGTGATGTGAACAAGATTTTTGCTTCATCAAAATCACCAAGTATAATTTCCCAACTTTGACCCCATCCAGATTGGGCTGCTTCTTTAAGAGTGTCCAATAATTGAGTAAAGGTCTTAACTTTAGTTGCCGCTTCATTGGCCATCTTACCAAGTTTAACTATACTTTTAATTTGTTCTTCACTGTACCCGAGAGCTTTTAATTCTGCCTCGCTTAAGTCGCCAGTGAATTTAGACAGCGTTTCTGTTAGTATAGAACTTGTAAGCCAACCACTATCTAAAGAGGCTCTAAACGAACCCTCTTTTTTAATAATCTCATCAACCTGAACGCCATGCACTTTAGCCGTCTCGGTTAAAGCATCCTGAAATACTTGTCCGCCCATGCCAGAATTAACAACCGAGTTCCAACCCTGAAGTTTCACAACGCCATTTGACAGTTCCTGCGATAATTGGTACATGGCATTAGATGCTTGGTCGGCTGTTGAGCCTGAGACTGCAGCTAAGTTAGCAATACCTTTGATGGCTGCAACTGAGGTGTCAAGTTTTACACCCGCAGCTGTAAAAGTTCCGATATTTTTAGCCATCTGTTGAAAATTATAGATAGTCTTATCAGAATACGTATTTAACTCGTTTAAAGCATCTGTAACTATTGCAAGCGTGGTTCCTTCTTTTTGGGTATTGGCCATGATGGTCTGAATAGAGTTTAATTTGGTCTCGTATTCATTGAGTCCCTGTTTAATCGGGTCAATTGTTAAAGATGATACAATGTTTTTAGCTGTATTTAGCGCCTGATTTGTAATATTGGCTAGAGCGGTTACGCCCATGACACCTAAAGCTGAAAACTTACTGGCTACAGTATCTACACCCCTAGCAATTCCATCAAGTGTAAATTTTCTACCAGCATCGGCTAATGAGTTAAGACCTTTTGTAGCGCCGTCTAGATTTAAACCTTTTTTAAGCTTATCAATTGACGTGAGACTATCTTTAATCCCAGACTCAAATTGCCGATTGTTAAACTGCATATCGACGATGCGTTGGTCTATTGTTTTACTCATAACTTGGTTATCTCCTTCCATACATCCGTAGCAAGTTTATCAAATATTGGTTTGAGTGAGGGATTAATGTAGTCTGTACCTTTAACGTACCCGCCATTATTTGTAGCATGCCCATATTGTAAAAGAATAGCCACTGGGATGCCGTTTTGGATGTTGGAGTTTTCCCAAGATATTGAGAATGTGTTCTTGGATATTGTTATTTTGTATTTCCAAGACTCAGAAGTGAGTTGAGTATCGACAGGAGTTGCTAATGCAAGGGCTCGGACGCCTTGTTTACCATATGCGTCTAATATTGTTCTGTATTGAACTCTTTGGGCTCTAGTTAGAAACCGCTCTGTCTTATTAAAACTGCCCTTATGCTTAAAACTAATCATGTCGATACCTCCTCTCTCCTAAATTATACTTCTGGAACTTCTGGTTCAGGGGTCACAGAATAGGGATTTAATGTTGGTAGTATTTGAATATAACCTTCTTTTGTCATTACCTGTTTGCTGTCTGCATTTTTACATACAAGTTGAAACTTATAGCGACCACAATAGTCTGACTCTTTTGTTTCGTCATGTGTGAATACTGCTAGTACAGTGGTTGTATCGATTGTACAGGCCTTATCTATTAGATCGCCACCGGCTTTTTGGTATGTGAGAACCGCCGAGCCACCAGAAAGATCATAAGGCAATCCTTTACTAGTGACTGAAAACTCTAAATCCTGGTCATCACCCTGATAAAATATAAACTTGTCACCTTCAACTTCAGCCATAACTTTCACTTCCCATTGTTAATTTTGTATTAAATACCGCGACCATTTCAGAATGATTATCAAAATCAACATCCATCTGACCATCGGTATTAAATTCTGAGCTCATCTCTGCTGAGGCTTCATAGATTGCTTGCATTGATGCCGAAGCCTCAAATATAGCAGTCATTCTTAATGGGTTATATCTCCGACCACTGCCAATAGGAATGATCAACATTGTTGATTCGCTACCGCCAGATATAATTGAAGTGTTGCTCCCAATGGCCCCAATAAATATGATAACGTCTGACCCAGCTACTGATAACTTAAAACCAACGCCTTCTTGTGAGCTAATAATGTTTGATTGTGATCCATGATAGGATATTTTAAGCCCATCAGACTGTATTAGAAGCTCAATCTCAGCGTCTGCCCCAGCAGTTTTTATTGCTAGGCCAACTTCTTGAGTGTTCAGTGTGATGTGAGATGTTGATCCACCTTCTCTGGTTGTTAGACCGACACCTTCTGTTATAATTGAGATTTCAGCGTCTGATCCGCCACTAATCGATCCGACTACACTTCCACCAGCTTTGGCGTCTATAACAATGTTAGACTCGCTAGAGCCATAAGAGTATTTAATACCATCGCCTACGGTTGAAACATAGATTTCAGAGTTGGACGAGCCGCTAACTAATTTGTAACCCGTAGCCTGTGCACTAATACTTAGTGTGGTAATGCTACCGCCACTTATAACTGGTAGACCGAGACCTTCAGAGGTAAGAATAATCTCAGAGTTGGACGAACCATCCGTAAGTTTATTTCCGACTCCTTGAGCCCCGACACTAATTGTAGAACTGCTACCCCCGCTTATAAGTGGTAAACCTACACCTTCAGAGTTAAGAATAATCTCCGAGTTGGACGAACCATCAGAAAGCTTATTTCCACCACCTTGGACATTGACATAGATGCTAGAAGTGGTGCCTTCTTGGATGGTTTTTAGACCAAGTCCTTGTGTGGGTAGTATTATCTGACTATTAGCAGACCCAGTTTTAATTGCTTGTCCAGATCCATTGGTATAAATATCGATTGTCGATTCACTACCACCACTTATAAGTGGTATGCCTTGACCTTCAGAAGTAATAATAACCTGAGAATCGCTTCCACCTTGGCTGATATGTAGACCTAAGCCATCAGAAGATGTGGTGACAGTGCTCTCAGAGCCACCAGTTTTTATTCCGTGACCAATTCCCTCTGAAGAAATCGTGGTTGGCGCAGAACTTGATCCTTGCTTAGCTGTTGTTCCCGATCCAGTCGAATCTACTTCAAAAGTAGTATCGCTTGATCCTTGTCCAATATGCTGACCAGATGCCTGAGTATCAAATATGATTGTGGCTTCAGAGCCACCTTCGATTGCGTGTTGAACTATTTCTCCAGCACCTTCGGAAGATATGACTACTTCAGAGTCAGCTCCACCAGAGAAAGTGGCTTGTCCACCTGCTTCAGCTGTAAATATAATCTCGGACTCAGAGCCAGAAGACTTAATAGGTTGTCCACTAGCTTGGGTATTGACCTCAATGGGTGTCGAGGCGCCAGAAGACTTAATTGATTGTCCACCAGCTTGGCTAGATACTATAACGGTTACAGATGACCCACCTTCAATAATAACACTGTAGACTACAGTGGCCTTAACATAGTCAACCGAGCCAGTGACCGCAGTATTACTACTTGATCGATCGCCACCAATTCTAATCTGGAACCCTGTAGCAAGATTACTATTAAGTTCTGCAGCAGTCCAAGTGCCTGTTAGAGCAGTAGATATTATGGCATCAGATAGTGGCTCAGCAAGATCAACTAATTCAGTACCACGTAAAGTTGTTCCTATACACGATGCTAAGCGCATTCGAGCAATGGATGTCTGAAGCGATACTTTATATTGGCATTCAATGGTGACCGAGTTGATTACAGCATTACTTGGTATTTGAAAATCAAAGTTATAGAAATGATTATAAACTGGGGTGCTTTTTGGAAAGGCTAGTGTCGCATATATTCCATTATCGGTTAAAGCATTCGTTGGGTTTGTCCAGCCTGTACCGGCGGACAGCGGAAATTTTACACTTGTGGCCACCGGATCACCTCATCCCTTAAATATAGTCAACACTAGCCAACTCTTTAAACTGGATCGCTTGCTAGAATACCGGTAGATGCAGCCAATAATTTATACTGACCTTGACCAGCAAATATTTCATTTGTAAGGTCTTGTCCGCCATAGTTTGTGCCAAGATTGTGGAAAGATTTAAAGAATTAATTCTGAAATCTTATGGCGAAAAGTCGCCAGACGGTAAACGGTTTATCAAATCTAAAGACCTTGCCGACGCCTTCTCGCAA